GATGTTTGATTTGATGTTATAATTGTTGTTTTTTGTGGAAGTACATCAGTTAGTATTTGATTGTAATTTACACTATTAAAAAATGTAATATTATTTCCAAATATAGAATTTGCTGCAATGTCAGGTGCGGTTGGATCAATTGAGAGGTAATAAATTTGAATAGTATCATCAGTTTCAAGTTTAAATCCATTAACACCATCACCAAATTTAATTTCATAATTTTTATTTGGATTAAATCTAAGTTCAAAAACTTTATCTGTTGCTCTGTTTAAAAACAAATTTTCAGTTTGTGTCCATTCTTCCCAAACATTAGAATTTTTTCTTTTTATGTAAACATTAATACTAAAATGATCTAGATAAGTTTTATCTCCTAAATTTACATAAACAACTTCATTATTATTGCCTATTGCATTGTATATTGGGTATTCTGCAAATTGTCCTTGATATAAATAAAAGTCAGAAGATGAATTTTGAAGTAAATTTAAACCTTTTTCCGTATTTGAAAAATAAATGTCTTTACTAAAGGAATATATAGAATTACCAACTCTAATATAAGAAAATCTAGGAATGATGTAATTACCAACTGGAAGATCTGGTGTTACCGTTATACCAAACCCAACAGATTGTGTTATTCTACCGATAGGTTTATAGTTTAAAAGTTTAACTATACGATTCATATTTTCGTATATTTGAGCTTCAGAAAACATACTCTCTGAAGATGTTTTATTTAAATAATATAAAAGTGTACTGAAACTATAACTTATTACGTCTAACAAAGCTGATAAGTTTGATCCTTGATAATTTTGATCAGTAAAAATCTGACCAGCATTAAGTCTAGATACAATTAAATCTCTAAGACTAGTTGCATCAAAACTTACATAAGAATTCGTGTTAAAAAAAGGATCGTTGTTTGCCATTGTAATAATTATCTTAAATTAAGATTTGTCCTCCTAATTGCGCTATAATACTTAGAGTGTTTTGAGTTTTTAGCTCTAAAAAGCTATATATAACCTGTATATTATATTGATTAAAGTCTGGTTGTGGTGTAACTCTGATGTTTAATACATCCACTCTTGGTTCGTATGTTGAAATCGCATTCAATATCTCATTACCTATAATTTTTGCTAAACTATCAGTTACAGGTTCAAAAAGATATTTTTCTAATGATGAACCAAAATCTGGTGTTAACAATTTTTGTCCCGGTCTTGTTGTAAAAATATTTCTTATTGAGTTTTTAATTGCATCATAATCAGTATCAACAATTATATCATTTGACTTAGCTACATTTAAACCTAAACCAACATTACTTGTTGGTGTTAAATCTAATTTTAAATCAGTATAAACTTTAGCTGGTGTTTGAACAACAACAGATGGTGAATTTTTAAGATAATTCGTTTGTTTAGGTCTTATTAAATTGTTTAAGTCTATGGTTGCCACTGTATAAATACTTATAAATATAGCCAATTCTTTTATGAATTTGGTGTATACTGAAGTAAGTATAGATAATATCATGTCAAAGTTTAATAAATACGATACATTATTAGAAACTGCCTTTTCACATTATTCAAATGGTGGATTTAGGGAAGGCACACCTGTAAAAGTTAATAAATCATTTTTAAGTAGTCCTTATTTCCAAAAACACTATAGTGGTGATGCAAGTTTTGTTGCTTGGTTAACAGATTTAATCGAAAGACAATATTTCTTTTTCATTAAAAGAGTAGCTGGACATGGTTCTTCACAAAATATAAAAGATGCAAATGATAATGAGGGTGTCGGTGACTGTTATTTAATCTTGAAAACAGATCCAAGAACAGTTTCAACTCGTACCGAATTATCAGAATTTACAGTACCCGGAGATTGGGCATATGTTGAGGTTGTTAACTCTGGAAACAATTTACCGCCGCTACAAGGAGTTGCTAATAACTATCAACAACCTATTGGCACAAAGCCAAAAGAAGCTCCAGATTATTTTGGTATAAACAATCAACCTACAGATAAGAATTTACCAAAAGTTAATGTTACAATTAACGTTAAGAAGTAATCTTTGATAAACCAATAAGGCAACAGAAGAAGTTGATCTCGTGATCAATTACAAGATTATCCCTGTACATGTGTTCGCCTATTTCTATCATCATAGCTTTCTTTTTATCTTCGCTATAACTAGAATCATAGATCATATCAAATAACTCCCTCATTAGGGATTGATAATCGGCATTAAAGTTTCTTTCTTCTTCAATAACCAATCTTCTTAATTCAAGAACTGGCTTTTTAGATAAATCATTAAATATTACATCTGCAATATTTTTAATTCTGTTTGTATCAGTAATATTCAATGTTCCAGTAACACAAAATCTCTGAAGATCATTAATGATCCTCCTCATATCTGGAAAATTAGCTTTAATGTATTTGATTAAATTCTTTTCATCATTAATTTCAATATTTTCAGACTTTAGAATATAAAAACATCTTAAAATAGTGTCTTCTAGCTTTGGGGTAATACTAAAAAGTAAACATCTTGATTGAATAGGTTCAATAATATTATTAATATAGTTTGCTGTAAGAATAAACCTAGTACTGGAAACATATTCCTCCATAACACTACGCAAAATCCTCTGTGCTTCTCCTGTCATACCACAAAATTCATCTAAAATGATGACCTTCTTCTTACCATCAAAAGATCTAGTCTGTGAAAAAGAAATAACCTTATTTCTTATTGTATCAACGCCGTTTTCATCAGATGCATTGATATAAAGATATTGACATTTAAGAATATCTTTTACTATTATCTTAGCAAGTGTAGTTTTACCTGTACCAGCATTACCATAAAGTAAAAGATGTGGCGTATCTTCATTGATTTTAGAAAAAAAATCTTTATTGTCTTCGGATAAGACAATTTCATCCAATGATTTGGGTGCATATTTCTGAACCCATAACTGATCATACAAACTCATGCCTATATAATAGGCTATGAGAAGGTCATTGTCAACCGTTAATCAATGAACTACCAGCATAATGTGGATTGCTTGTTAAAACCTCTCTTACTTGCTGATGACTTGTTTGTGTAGATCTGTAAGCTTCTAATAAAGATACAATATGTTGTACTTTATCGTTAGGAATTGTGTAACTAACACCATTGACTGTGATTGTTGTTGTCATATATAGTACTTATATTATTTTCTTCTTTTATCAACCATTTTATCAAATATTAAAGATAATATAAAAAATGTAGGAGACCATAATCCTAAAAATAATGAAACATGGTCTTCATGTAATTTTGATAAATTGAGATCAACTGGATGAAGCCAAAAAAATAATGATCCCGCAATTGAAAAAAATCCAAAAAAGAAACATGCTTCTCTTAGAAATTTATAAAAATTCTCTTGTGTCATATGATATAATAGTAAGTATACTTACATGAGTGATATTAACGATATAGAATCAATTATTCAAGAATTAAAAGCAGATGAAGTTCCAGCACCAATTGATATTCAACCAGTAACAACCAACAATGTCAATGATGAAAACGTTGGTGAGTATGTTTATAAAAAATCATCAGAACTTGTTGAATCAACTTTAGGTGCAGTTCAAGCTTTAAAGGATACAGTTTTAACTGGTAGTGATCCAAAAGAAATTGCAGCACTTTCGCAACTCATTAATTCAGCTACAAAGGCTCTTGATCAATTAAATAAAATTAATATTCAGAATAAAGTTAGTAAATCAAATGTTGAGATCAAGAAAATGGAAATTGAAGCTAATGCCAATCGTCCAATGCTTCCAAATACAACTAATGTTTTAATTGCTACTCGTGATGAAGTGATGAAGCAATTATTTGATAAGCCTACAAAGAAAAGTAGCGGTTTGGATTTAATTGAAGGTGATTTTACTAAAGAATAGATAGAGTTATCTATTCAACCTTTACAAAACCTATACATTTATCAATAAGTGCAGAGGTTTTGTAAAGTGTGTACAAAAAAAGAAACCCACCCCCTTTCAGGGATGGGTTCTTTTTGATTGCGTGTCGTTGCCTCTTAGAGATAGCTGACGTAACCGTTGCCGCCGCCTTGGAAGCCTTGTGCTCCAAGACCCTTAACTATAATAACGTGATAGTATAAGTTTGCGCCAAATATGTGGTCAACAACGCCATAACGTGTCATAAGACCTACTCTTGGAGAGAAGTCATTAGGACCGATTGTGCGCTGTATCATCACAGGGATGTATGGGCAATATACGATACCAGTATCATAGTATTCAGTTCCCTTGTAGCCTAATAAGGCATACTCAAGTGCATTGGCAGGATCGTTAACGTCACCTCTGTCTCCGTTAAGGAATTGTGCATCGGTACGAGTGTCACGATAAACTTGGAAACGACCACCTAGTGTTCCAACTTTGGCAATGCCAGTTGGCTGGGTGTT